GAGCTTTGCTCAAACCGTGACTTTGTCCGGGCCAACTATGTTGGATTAGACAATGCCATGTCCCGAGTGGCTGGAAAGGCAGGGTGCTCATGTTTCTACTCATGAAAAGAATAATAAAAGTAGTTGTCCCTTGACGAAGGATGTGAAATTTGTCCGATTCAAATATCGTTAAATTTGACGATTCTTGGTAAAGTTAGATCAAGCGACTGTAGACCTACGCAGTTTCAAGACGATTTGGGTGAAGTGATGGCTTCATATACCATCTATGATAGTGAAACTATCTGACCCTGATCACGATTAAGGGTTTAGAGCCAGTCGTGTGCGTTGAAGCTAACCTGACAAGAGAAATCATAGGTTGCCCTTTGTATGGAGGTAAACACAGTAGAGAATCACGCGGACTTGCCGCAATCCATCATGAGCCTGAGAGATGTTAACAACAAAGGGGTTGAGGGCCGCTGCTTGGCAAGGCAGTAACCTGCATCGATACTTGAGGGGAGGTGAAGACTTACCTATGGTAATGAGTCGTTTAAGAAGCCATCCATATCGCTCGAAGCGTTTGAAACCGTACTATGCTAGGATGAGTAAGGATAATGATAACGTTTTGGTGGATGGAAATGTTGCTAAGATGCTAGAGGAACAGGGTTATACGTGGGATGAGACGCCTAGATCTATTTATTCAGTTGACAAACTGTTTGAGGCTCTTCACACGTTTGGTGACGTGAACCATAAACCAATCACGGATGCCGACTTCGATAATGGGGTTAAGCTCGCCTTTAGCACATTGGCTCGTAGGAGGGAGTATGTGGCTCCACTTCATCCTCTTAGCTTAACAGCTGAGAATGTTGTGAAATTGACTAGCAAGCGTAAAGCTTCCGCAGGATTGACGAATTATGGTCACACAAAAGAGGAGTCATTCATCCGTGCCTATGATCGGGCCTTGCAGACCTTGAAAGGAGAGAAGAAGCCTGAACCATGCCTAGCTTTTGCTAGGACTCAGTTTAATATGAAGACGAGGTTGGTGTGGGGTTTCCCATATTCAATGACCGTCATTGAGGGGTTGTTGGCGAAACCTTTGCTGGATTGGTTCAAAGGCCACCAGACTGTGATGGCATTCGCTACGTCCACCATGAATCTTGGGTGTAGGTTGCGTGTCTCTGCATATCATAAGAGGTACGCCTATTCGTTAGATATGTCACAGTTCGATGCACACGTTTCGAGGGAGTTGATTTATAAAGCTTTCGCTGTGCTAGAGACTTGGTTCGATTTGGATGAGATTGAGCCAACTTCTGGTTTGACCGTGCGGGAGATGTTCCGCATCGTCAGGAATTATTTT